GTGCCTGATGGGGTGTAGTAGGTCGTCGTACCGTATATGGTTGTTACGTTGACGATATTGGGGTTAGCCATGACTGCTCCTTAGAATCCAAAAATCATCGCCATAGCGATAGATTTGCCAGTAGTGACGCCGGATGGTGTTGACCAAGTAGGTGCGGCGTTGCCGTTAGACTGAAGCACTTGCCCTGACGTACCATAAGCCGAACCAGATGTGCCAAACGCAATACCGCCAGCGGTGGTAATAGTCACGGCAGTCGTGGTTCCGTTTGAAGCAAGAATCAACGAAGTTGCAGAAGTAACTTTGCCCGCAAAAGTAGCGTTCTGACTTGTGTCTAGCGTAATAGCAGCTGTGCCTCCAGACCCAGTATCATTGGTCTTGAGTACAAGAGTTCCATCTGTATTGCCGGTAACAACAATCGGGTTGGTTGAGCCAGTCCCTGCGGTAATGGTACTCATACTATCACCCACCTTTGTCCTGAAGATACGGTTACGGCAACGCCGCTGTTAACGGTTATCGGCCCTACGGAAAAACCGTTTGTTCCAGTTGCAATAGTGTAGCTACTGGATACTGCAGTACTGTTAACAACGATTCCATTGCCCATGATTTTGTTGGTCAAAGTCTGCACCGCGTCAGCGGTTACAGCAGTAGCGGCGGTAAGCCGCAGTTCTACCGTGTCGCCCGTAACCCATGTTTGCGCCGTAGTTCCTTCTTGCGCCCTTACAATGGTAAAAGTGTCGGTAGACCGAGCAGTAACCTTGACAATTTCTACGGCAGCTGCGGAGTTCTCAAGGGTGACAAAAGTGTAATCACCGCCACTCAACGTGGGAAACAGCGCCCCTTTACCAGTAGCTACAGTAAGTGAGGTAGCAACGCTAGAAATTCCGCTAGCAAGCGTGGTTGAAGCATTATTAGTAGCTAGGTAAGCGGCCATATCAACCCTTCATCTTGGCCACAAACGATTGTAGGAAAGCTGTAGCCCTCTGTGAATCTACGTTCTCTGAGTCTTTAGACTCAGCACGGTAGACAACATAGTCCTCAAGCGCAGGCTGGTACGTGACCGGCAAGTCGGTAATTGTGTCCGTCAACGCAAGGGTAGTTGGGTTACGAACGTACCGAACATCTAGAACTTGGTTTACCGGAGCCTTGGGGTAGACGTAGAACTTGAGCGGGTCGTTGGCAAACTTAACATACTGCGTAGCCGGGCCTGCAGTGTCAGTTCTCCACGACGGGTTGAAGGTGCTCATGGACATGAAGTCAAACGCCGTAATAGACGCCCCGTTGTGGATACACAGGATTTCTACAAGAGTAACCGCATCAGCAAAAGATATAGTCTGTTCGCACTGACCAGAAATGCAGGTGTAGTCACCTACGGTAAAAAAGAGTTCTGGGCGAAGGATCAGAGCCTCGCGCATTGCGTCGTTAACGTACGACAACAACTCGGTATCCGTCTGGCGTGGAGAAGTTGTACTGGTATCGTTAAGGATGTACCTAGCCGCTGTAATGATATTTTGTGGAGTCATGTCAATGCACCGTTAGGGGCGAACTTCCAGTATGCGGAGTCAGCGAATTGTACCCAGTATGTGGAGTAATGGGGTCAGAATCTGCATGGCCCTGCCAGTAGATACCAAGTACAGTTACAGTGAAGAGCGTGTCCCCGGCTTCAGTAATCGTTCCAGTTCCAGAAACAGACGCACTTCCTGAGAAAGTAAGGGTGTTAGATGCTTGTGTAATCGACAAAGCCCCAGACCTGCCGAGTAGTGCTACAGCGGTAACCGTATTAGCAGCTTGAGTTAGCGACGAGTTTCCGTTTAGCGTAGCCGTACCCGTAAAGGATAGAGCATTGTTGCCCTGCGTCTTAACCGAGATGCCGGTTATCTGCAACGTACCCGCAAAAAGTAGCGAGTTTGAAGCTTGAGTCTGTACCAGACTTGCTAGAGTTGAAACCAAACCAGCCGAAGTTACAGTCTGGCTGGCTTGAGTCTTTGACAAACTACCTGCCAACGCAACAGCTGCGCTAGCAGTTATGGTGTTACTAGCCTGCGTTTTGCTGGATGCTCCGGCGATAGACACCGCAGACGAAGCCGACAGCGTTTGACCATCCTGCGTTTTGCTAAGCGCCCCCACCAATGTGAGAGCGCCAGCTGCAACAATAGCGTTGGAAGCCTGCGTTGCGTCCAGAACCCCAATGCGTCCGGAACTACCCCTAGAGCCATTTAGAGCCGCGCCGTTAAGCTGGACTCCGTTAATAGCCCCAAACGCCATTACGAGTTACCGGCAGTCAGTGTAAAGGTGCTGATTGAAACAGCTTGGCCAGAGGCAATGCTAGTGTTGTCTAGGGTAAGGTCTCCACCGCCCCCCGTAACAGTCACTGTGCCTTGAAGGTGGCAGGTGGTAACCCCAGAGTCCCAAATACGCCAATAGCCAGCAGCAGTGCCAGTACTAGCGCCAGCATCTCCGGTAGTTGACCACGTACCGGACTTAACTTTAGTACCGCCAGAAGCAGCAGCCATCCAGTCAGAGGGCAAGGAGAAGCTGGCCAGCATGGTTCCAGACACCGCCGTGGCGCAAGTAGCGGGAACAGAGCCGGAATACAGCCGAAGAACGGCAGACGTACCAACAGTAGATTCAGTTTGATCCAGTTGGTTGTTGCGCAGAGTTACTGAGTACTGAAGGGCCATGACTACTCCTACGAGAAGGGTTTCATCTGTACTTCGACGGGCAATTCGGCCCGAAACCGTTGCTGCCGAATACGAGCATCGGTAGCACGACCGTCAAACTGTCGATACGCAAACGCCGCTGCATCCGGGTTAGACCACGGCTTATTAGGCTGAATCATCAGCCAATACTTAGCGTAAGCCGTAACTCCCTCCAAGTACCACCCGTATAGCCTGTCATCCACGGAGGTCACAGTTATGGTTGGCATTACAATAATTTTGACCAAAAAAGTCTCTACCGCTGTAGGAGTGGGGTAGAACCGAAGAGACAGCGGATAAGTCTCCAACACCGCGTACATATTGGGAGCACCGGTAGCTACAACTTGCTTGTCTATCTCAGCTTGCGACTTTGCGTCCAAAAACTCTATGGCCGTAGCAGTAGCACTGGTAGGACGATTAATACTAACGATGGTTACAAGCTCAGTGCCGGTAGCCAAGGTCAAAGCATAGTCAGTCGTACTAACTACCATAGGCAGAGAAACATCCTGCGTCAAAGCGTACGTAAGTTTGGAAAACTCCCGCGCCCCCCGACGAATAGCATCGTCTAAGAGGGGGATAGGAGCATCCGGGCAATCTACAGCCACCCACGGGTAGAACTGGCTGAGCGTAGCGGCCATGCTTCTTAAATGCCTTCTGCGTAGATGCGGATAAAGGACGTCTCGGCACTGGTCGGTGTGTACCCACCAGCAGTCACTAGATACCCAAAAAATGTACCACCTTGGGGAAGTGCAAGACCTTGGCTAATACCATTAGTTTTGACGTAAAGAGTGGAACCCAGATCAACCGGAGTGCCAAGATCAAGGTAACCCATATACGCAGCACGATCCCCTGCGGGCAAATCCCACGGAGCATTATCGGCATATGCACTGGGAGGAGTGGCGCTATACAGATGTAAACGGAATGAAGTCATGCTGGCTGGTACAGCCGCCAAATCAGAACGATATTCAGTGCTTAGGATTTTAAATAGCAGGTTATCCCCGCCAGTGCTGCTGAATGTTAAGACTCCACCACCCGTAGCAGTAGACGGGCCAACAACGTCCCCCGCCGTGTATGCCGTAGTATTAGCAGGGCGAGTGATTAAAAGCTCACGGTAAATACTAGTAATCATAGCGGCTCCAAATAGGGAAAGGAGGAGGCTTGTGGCCCCCTCCCCCAACTACAACACTTACGCTGCTAGTGCGCCGGTAACCCAAGTCAGGCCATCGGTACCGGCCTGATAAAAGATTGCGCCCTTGGCGTTGGTCACGCTGACCGAACCCGAAGTAGCAGTACCGCCGTTGATGGTTGCACCAGTGTTCGGAAACACAGCGCAAGCTGCTGCACCGTTGTTACGAATCATCACTTCCGTACCTTGCGGTTGCGAAGCGGGAAGAATTGCGCTATCAGCGGCGGTAGCGCACGTAGCCACCACGTTAATGTTGCCAGAAAGCAGAGTAGCGCCAGTAGCGCCTCCGCCAGCCAAAGCAGTAAGACCAGTAGCAACGGTGGTGTTTTGGATTTGAATGCCGGAACTTGCCATGATGTGTTTCTCCTGAATTAGATAACTGGAAGGGGACGACCGCCCCCCTCCTAGGTATTACTTGACGACGCCGAAAGCCAGCGCGCTGTCTTTGACGACCTTACGGCCATACACGTTCAAGCCACGGATGAAGTCACCAAAGTCCGACGGGTTGCGCACTTGCTCGGTCTTGTTGACTTGGCTGGCAAAGCTGATCGCGTCTTTCGTACCAGCAATGACGCAACGGCGGTTAACCGCGCTGGCCATCGTTCCGCCAGTAGACAGAGCCGATTGACCCGAGACCCAGCCTTTGCTAGTACCACCACGCGGCAGCATGTTGCTGACGTAGACGGTAAAGCGGTCGATCATGCCAACCTTGCCGGTGCGAACGATAGAATGTTGGTCACCAGTGAAGTAGGCTTGAGCAAGGGTGGTCGTCATCAACAGCTGACGGTCGTACGGGGACATAAGCAGCCAACGGCCAGTTTCCGGCACGTTCTGTTCGTCCAGCACAGCGCCCATGTTCAAGATCAGGGTCAGCAGGTTAGCCGAAGAGGTGGTCGCATCAATCGGCACCAGATCGGTACCGAGGTTCAGGATACCCGACTTAACACCAGCAGTAGCGCCTTGGTTTTCAGCAGCGCAGGTACGGGTGTTAGCCGCAGTGGTGCTGGCCGTGTTCGGGGTAGCGCCGATGAACGTGTTGTAGTACGTCTCGTCAGTGATAGCGATTTTCAGCTGCTTGGACGCATCTTCCATGTACATGTTCAACAGGTTCAGGTCGGATTGCGCTTCCTGAACGTCGTTGCACTGGAACGCGAACGACTTGGCCTTTTCGATCTGCATGTCTTGGTAGACCGGGGTCGGCACTTCGTACTGCAGACTTCCGCCAATAACATAGTCGGAGATGGTCAGCGTCGGGGCAGTCCGGATACGCACGGTGTCGCCCTGATTCTTGATCTCGCCTTCCCAATTGGTATTGACGATCTCGGTAAGCTGGTTATCTACGTAGTACTTGGCGTTGAGCTTTTTGCTCCACAGCATCGGGTTGAAGACTGTGGACTGAAGCGGACTGGTCAGAAACGGGGCGGCTGGGGTAAGAATAGCCATGGAAATACTCCTAAGAGGTAAGTGGGGTTGGTTGCTCCGAGCTTACCTCCATGCACTTAGCCGCGAACGCGACCCTGCATGTAAGCTTCGCTCAGTTCATTTTCAAGCTTGGCTGCTTCATCGTATTTACCTGACACGTTCAGTTCCCGTACCTTGTCAAATTCCATCGTCATCTGTGCTTCTGAGTAGATGCGATCTTTGACAGAGGGGGTAGTGGACGGTGCGGTATTGGCACGAGTCGGCGTGATTTGACGTTCAAGTTCGGTTTGTCGTTGTTGACGATCGACGTTGGCAGAAGTTTGGTTGGTACTGGATTTGTAGAAGTCCACTACTTTCCTTATCTTTGCTACGTCACCGTTGTTGTACGCGAGTTCAGCAAATGCGCGTCGTGGTTCGCCAGTGTAGGGGTCGGTCTCTTCCAGCCAGTCAATCCACTTAGGATCAACATTGATGGCAGCAAAGTCTGGGACTTCCATCGCCAATCTTTGCTCGAAAGACATGACAGCAACATCGCCGCCGGTCTTGTTGAGAGCTTTCTCTAACTGGGCAATCTTCACGTCTCGCGCCTTAAGTTCCGAGGACAGAACTTCGCGGGCTACACGGCGTTGCACATCAATCAACTCTTGTCCGTAATCTTCAACATCTTTGTCGGAGACCAGTCTGTCTTCAGCAGAAGTGGAAGGAGCAGCCGCATCTAGTAACTCTACTTTTTCCTGCAGAGATTGGAGCGTTGTAGCTAGCTCTTTATTCTGCTGGTGCAAGCGGGGTACTTCAGCGTTGTACTTCCCCTCTAGCGTACGGTACTTATGTTCCCAATCGCTAGTCGGTTTTACTTCAGGCTCTCTAACTTCAGGTTCCGGTGCGATAGGCTCTTCAGCAGTAGCAGGGTCGGTTTGTTGATTGTCCACAGCGGTAGTCTCCTCGGAGTCACCAAGGGCACCCATCTGTTTCTCAATTTCCTCAACTTCACGCAGTTGCTGCTCGACTTGCTTTGGTAGGGCCATATCAATCTCCTAAGCTCCAACTCCGCTTTTGCTCCGTCTCTACGGTCTGCGTTAAGCGTAATGGTCAGCTACAGTTAAGGGGTAGTTGCTATCGCAACTTCTCTACTACATCCGCCGATGTTTCGACGGCAATCAAAAATTCTTGTAGCAAGGCTGCTCGTCCTTGAAGCCGGGCGAACGTGTCGCTATCGGCTCGTATGAGAGCATCCTTTGTTTGCGTATCTAAATTTTTAAAGAACTCCAGAAGAGGTCGCATTTCTACTGACTTCATCCGGTTCAGGGCTTGCGCTACTGGTAAGTCTACAGTATTGAAGCCCTTCATGCGAGCACATTATCAGTCATAAAGTAAGGTGTCAATCAAGTTTGGGGCTTATCAGCCCCTATTTAGGGGTAACTTACTTCTTTTTGGCAGATTTCATGTTCCGAATACCCATCATCATCTGCATTCCTTCCTTCTTTTCAGCCTTTTTATGGGCCGCAGGAGTCATTTTTGCCTCCTTTTTTTCCTGTTTCTTGGGTTCTTTCGACTCGTACATTGCCATCATCTTAGCCATAAATCACCTCATTTTCTTCAAAGTTTGGGCTAAACGCGCCCGTTGACCCATTTTTCCGGGCATTTTTGCTGCTTTTGCAAGGGTTTTGGCGGGGATAGTCTCACCCTTCTTAACCCCCAAGGCCGAGCGCAAGGCTCCCGGCTTCTTGATTGCGCCTTGAATCCACTTCTCGGCCATACAGGATCACCCCCTTTCAGCAGTTCCAAGCCCTTAGGCTTTTGTTGATACGGCTATTCGGGTCTTTCGCTGTCTTCTCGGAAGTCAGTTTCTTCTTCATCCCTTCCATACGAGCGCAGAACGAGTCCTTGCGCTTGCCACCTTCCGGTTGGGGCGCTTTGAGTCCGGGTTTCCCCGGATTCGCTGCGTTGTATGAGGCTCTGCCTTTGGCGTTCAAACCACCAGCGGGATTTTTGCCTTCTTTGCGCTGCCATGCAGGTGTCTTAGCCATGATTATTTCAAGAAACGAAGTTTATAGATGGTACGGTCAATCAACGCAGCGATCTCGTCGATGATGTTCTGAATGTAGCTCTCTTCGCACACCATTTCACGATTGGAAGACACGTACTCTTTCAAGTACATCATGTACTCGATCGGTTCGGTAGGGATAGTGAACGTGCTCGGGTACTTCATAATGATTCCCCGCGCCTGATACACCTCTACGAGACTGTCAGTCAGACCGACGATGTTCTCGTAGTACTCTCCAAGGGCACTATGCTGGGAGAACGACGTAGACTGCAGGTGCAGGATGTGTGCATTGGTAGCACTGTGCAGCAAACACATAACAAAGTCTGCGGTAGCAGAATCGTTAACGGGCATGTTTAAACCAAGACCTTTGGCCATAGCAGTATCCTAAGAGGTTATCCGTTAGCGCCAGTAACTTGGTTAACCATCAAACTACCCTGACGGCCACCAGCTACCTGCCCATCGGGGAGTGTAACAGGGGGTTTTGCATTTGGATTAGGTTGAGGCAAGCTAAGCCCACCGCCGCTTGGAGCACTTCCGTCAGCAGCAGGGCCTACGGTCTTTATTGCACCGGTAAGCATGCCGTACTCATCCTTTATGTACTCAATCTGTTCTTGGCGAGGCTGCATAGCTGCCTGCATTGCGGCTTGTTGTTGCTGCGCTGCTTGCTGCTGCTGGGCTTGCAAAGTCTCAACGTTAGGAACAAGCTTGTCGATGTTCATGTCAAGCATTGCAGCGTGTTCGCGTAGCAGTTCAGCCGTACCAAGCGGCCCAACAATACTCTGAGCAATTTGGTTAGTGAGCAC